GCTTACACCTTTAGGACAATTGAAGGTTTTTGATGAGATTGTTACCGAAGATTGTAGCGTTCAAAAGTTCTTGAACGATTATTTAAAGCCTAAATTGGTTAATGACTATCCATCACTTAGTTACGAAATTATTGTGGATCCAGCGGCGACTTTTAGATCGCAAAATGATGCGCGTTGCGCGGCCCAAATTATACGAGAAGCTGGCCTACCGTTTAGGCCGGCCAAAACAAATAACGCACTGGCACGTCGAGAAGCGGTTAACTACTTTTTATTACGGCAGGGTGGGCTGTTAGTTTCCCCAGCATGTAAAACACTTCGGAAGGGGTTTGTTTCTGATTATCAATACGAACAAATTAAAACCGCTATGGGAGTAAAGTACCGTGAGACGCCACTGAAAAATATTTTTAGTCACGTTCACGATGCCCTTCAGTATGGAGCGCTAGAGCTTCAGGAGGGGCGAGTAACGAGACGTAGATCAAAGCGTGGCAACCAGCGAAATTACCGACCTGCAGAGCAGGTTGCCGGATATTAAAGGATCTCTATGAACGAGTTCACAAGAAAAGACGAGGAGGAGGCTCTCCAGAGAAGGCCGCAAGTCGACCCTACTACGTCACCGGAATATGACGAGGGTTTTAAGGATGCCACTGCTAACAAACCTCAGATCACGGACTATTCTAAATACCAACTGCCTATTGGGGCAAAGCTAAAAGAAAAATTCGGGGAGGCTGAAATAGCGCGGCAGTCTATTGAGCAGCGATGGTTAAAAGATTTAAGGCAATTTAAGGCTGAGTATGATCCGGAGGTTAAGCAGCGCCTCAACGAAAATAGAAGTCAGGCATATTTATCTTTGACACGGACCAAAGTTAATACCGTCGACGCTAGGATGTTGGAGATTTTTTTTCCGGCTGGTGGTTCAAAGCCTTGGGGGATTGAACCAACCTCAGTTCCGGAGCTTCATCCGGAACTTTTAGCTCAAATTAAGAAAGAAATAACAGAACTCTGTGGTGTTGAACCACCGGTAAAAGAGATTGAGCGGATTATCCATGATGAAGCAGCGGCACGTGCTGAGGACATGGAAACCGAGATGGCTGACCAGCTCGAAGAAATCCGCTACCGAGAAATTATACGCCAAGTTGTTCGTCAAGGCAATTTGTATGGAACCGGTGTACTTAAGGGGCCCTTGGTGCGCGAGAATATTGCGCGGCGTTTTGTGCGCGTTGGCGACGATTGGTCTCCAATTAAAATTACTACCTTTCGACCTTATGCTGAATTTGTTCCTATTTGGAGTTTTTATCCGGATATGAATGCTACTAATTTGGAGGAGTGCCGCTATTTTTTTCAAAGGCACGTTATGGCGCGGCATAATGTTGATAAACTTGCTAAACGAACTGACTTCTTAGAAGAGCCGATACGAGCTTATTTAAGAGCGCACCCAGACGGTGACGCGACTTACAAGAATTTTGAAAACTCTTTACAGGAGTTGAAGGCCCGGGGTGATGATGGTGCTGCTAGTCCGACTCGTGATGGTATGTATCAGGTACTCGAATTTTGGGGCTATCTAAGTGTGCAGGAACTTCAGGATCTTGGGATTGAACTTCCTCCTGAATTAGAGGACGTGGAGTTAGCGGCAAATGTTTGGTTGTTAGATGATGTTGTTATTAAAGCAGTTATAACACCTGTGGAGGGTGTTGATGTACCTTTTCATCTTTACTATTTTTCAAAAGATGAAACCAGTATTTTTGGGGAGGGGATCCCTGTTCTAATGCGTGATGTGCAGTCTCTTTTTAATGCTGCAGTGCGCGCTATGTTAGATAATGCGGCCATTGCCGCTGGGCCTATTATTGAGGCAAATATGGATCTTTTAGCAGCTGACGAGGATCCGACCGATATCTTTCCGTTCAGGGTTTTTCAAAGGGCTGGGGTTGGTTCTGATGCCGCGGCGCGTGCGATTGTAGTTAATACAATGCCAACTTACATCGCGGAGTTTATGAATTTAATCCAATTTTTGGAAAATACCGCGGATAATATTACGGCTATTCCGCGATATAGCTACGGGGATACGGCGACAATTAGTGGTTCGGCAGCTCAAACTGCAACCGGCCTTTCGATGCTTATGGGCGCAGCTCACATATCATTGAAAGACCAAGTAAAGTTTTTCGATGATGGTATTACAAGCCCTTTTATTAAAGCCTTGTATTTTTGGAATATGGTTTTTAACGACAAGGACGAGCTTAAGGGGGATTTTCAAATTGTAGCTCGGGGTACAGCCAGTTTAATGGCCCGGGAAGTACAGGGCGAGCAAATTAATAAGCTTATGCAATTGGCTACTATCGAACAATTTATACCCTACATTAATTTTGGGAAACTTATTGAAGCCGCAGTCAAGAATCTCAACTTAGAAAATCTGGGAATTATGAAAACCTCAGAACAAATTCAAATCGAGGAGAGAGAACGGGCGAAGGCGCAGGAAGAGGACGAGGCTTTTGAAAAAGATTTGGCGATGATCAAAGCCACTTCTGGTGGGCATATGCAACCCGAAGCTGGTTCACCGCAAGATCAGCGGATGGAGACAGAAATTCCACCTGTAGATGAGTTAAATATGGGAAAACCCCCGGAGATAAAACTTGAACCATAAAGAATCTAGCGCGCATCTTGCGCTTTTAAAAATTTTCGGTGATCGCGGTTCAATTGCAGGGGCGAATTTTTTACGTCTTATTGAAAGTACACTAGAAGATATTCATCGTGAGATGGAAACTGCTACTGGAGAAGATCTGACCCGTCGACAAGGCGCTTGTCAGCTTTTGCGTCAGTGGCTTAGAGATATGGAGCGTGCCTCAGCTACGAGAAAAAAGCAGTCTTTACGGACTATAAAAGGCACGCAATAATTTGGGATATCCCTAATGGACCCCACTATTTAATGGAGACATAATGTCCGACAACGAAAAAAGTTTTGACGAAGCGTGGGAGGAAGCTACGGCTGAATCCCCCGAGGCTACCCAGGAAAAGGATCTGGTCCCGCCCGAAGTTGAGGAGAAATCCGGCCCTGTAGAAAATTCCGAAAGAGTGGAGGAAAATTCTGAGGGCAGTGAATCCGAACATCAGGAGACCGACTTCGAGACCCTTTACAAACGGGAAGTTCAAAAAACAAAATCATGGGAAGGTCGTATTCGAAAGGCGAATGAGCTTCGCGCTGAAGCTGAAGAAGAGTTGGCGCGACTTCGAGAAGAGGTTCAGCAGTTAAGAGCCCAACCAAAAAAAGAGGGCGCTCCTGCCGATGAATCTGTTTCGCTTGATGATTCAACTTTAGATGCTTTTGTTCGCGAATTTCCTGAACTCCAGGCCCCTTTGGCTGCGCTCGTCCGTAAGGAGGCGAAGTCACTCGTAGAACAAGAAATTGGTCAACTTAGACCGGCTGTTGAACAAATGCAGAAATCTGAGGCTGAACGTAAAGAAGATGCCCAGAAAGCAATAGTTGCAGAACATTTCAGGACTATCCGAGCTGCGCATAAAGATTTTGATGCGCTGATAGAAAAAGGGACCCTGCGAAAATGGATTGATAATCAACCAGCTATTTACCAAAAAGCTCTCAACGATGTTTATGAGAGAGGTACTGCAGAAGAAATAATTGCCATGGTTGATCAAATGAAAGGCGAGGTGGCTCTTGAGTCTCCGACAACAACTAAACCCGGAGATAAGAGAGATAAACTAAGGTCTATGATGGCTGTTCGGGGTTCTGCCCCAATAATTCCTAAAGAAAACAAAATCGCAGAAGATGATTTTGATGCTGCTTGGGAAGAGGCTAATAAAAAGACTAGGTAGATCTCACTGTCTCCAAGCTTTTAGGAGACATAATAATGTCTGGATCTATTACTGCTTATACTGATGGCAATGGGACCACTTATTCCTCAATCTCTCCGCGAACTACAGCCTATGTGGTCAAGGATCTTTTAGAGCGCGGCGCACCTTATTTGGTTTTTGAGAAGTTCGGTCAGGCGAAGCCTATCCCTGAAAAACATACCCAGGTGATTAAGTTTCGGCGCTATTTTCTGAATTTCGGTACTTTCGACTTTGGTAGCGGTAATGACGATGTTTACAACCCCTTCGAGTACTATGGTTCTACTGGTGCAGATGGGTTGTTTACTGTCGGTGCCGGTCTTAGTGGTCGGAAGGTTCTTACTGAGGGTGTGACTCCGGATCCGACGAAGTTGGATACCGAAGACATCTCAGCTACTTTGGTTCAGTATGGCGACTATACGACTATTTCTGACGTTATTCTGGACACTCATGAAGATCCTGTTTTGCAGGAAGCTATCGCTATCGTGGGTGAACAGGCGGCGTATATGGTCGAGCTTATTCGTTATGGTGTTTTGGCTGCTAGCACCAACGCTTTTTATGCGGGTGGTACATCCAAGGTTACTGTTGATGAGGCTCTGACCTTGACCCTGCAGCGTAAGGTTACGCGAGCGCTTAAACGTCAGTTGGCTAAACCTATTACTTCGGTGGTCAGAAGTACCGCTATGTATGGTACTGAGGCGATTGCGCCGGCTTACGTTGGGGTGGTTCATCCTGACTGCGAGGCTGATATTCGCGATATGACCGGTTTTGTGCCGGCTGAGAAGTATGGGACCATGACACCTTTTGAGGGTGAGATTGGAAAGGTTGAGGACGTGCGTTACATCACCAGTACGGTCGTTCAGATCGATGCAGCGGCTGGTGCTGAAGTTGGTACTACTGGTTTGATCAGTTCCGATGATACCAATATCGATGTTTATCCGTGCATTTATCTCGGCAAGGATGCCTACGGGCTGGTGCCGCTCAAGGGTAAAAATGCCATTACCCCGATGGTTCATAATCCGACCGTCTCTGACTCTGACCCCCTGGCCCAGCGTGGTCATGTTGGGTGGAAGACTTGGCAGACCGCGGTTATTTTGAATCCCGCGTGGATGGCTGTGGCTCATGTTGGTGTAACTGATCTGGTGTAGTTTCTTTTGGGGAGGGTTAAAACCCTCCCCTTAAATAAAATTATCACGAGGTATTTAAAATAATATGAGTAATTTGTGGAATAAACCGAATGACGAATTAATTAAGTTGGCTGAGAATTATGAAATTCCTTGCGACACTGATAATCTTAATCGCAAAGAGCTTATTCCGCTTTTGATTAGCGCGGAAGCTCAAGCCGGAAAACTTAAAAGCGCGGTTGGGGTTGATGAGGATGGAAACGAGCTTAAACTTCCTTCAAAAAAAAAGGAAGAGACTTTCGTAGTTATGTTTCACCGGCGTGAAGGCCAACCTAATTACGAATTTCTTGGCTGTAACGGCTGTGCGCTTTATTTACCTTGTGATGTTAAATGGCGTTTGCCAATACGCTTTATGGGCCCTTTGAAAGATGCGGCTATGATTAAAGTAGTGCCAAACGTCGATAGCACCGGACGTACTAAAGGCGTTAAAACTTTTAAGGTTCCGGCGCTTAATTATACGATTTTCCCAGATGTGTAAAGGGTAATTATTATGGCAGTTTACTCCAAGGATTTAATTGATGAAGTAGCCGGACTTTTAAATGATGAAGATTTTACTTATTGGTCGAGCGGTTTTCATCTTGCCAGCATTAATTCCGGGCAGTTGCAAATCGCGCTTTTAAAACCAGACGCGAGTATTACTGCCAAGGCTTATAAGTTAGTGGCTGGTGTTCGACAAACTTTACCAGATGGCTCAGCATCATTTAAGGATCCACAGGATGCAACTTTGCCAGCTGGAACAAAACTTATCCGGGTGGTATTAAATATGGGGGCTACAGGGTTAGTTCCTGGCAGAGCTCCCACTATTATTGATATGGATATGGTTAGTGCCACTAAGCCGAATTGGGCTGCTGATACAGCGCATGCGGTAGTAAAACATTTTATGTATGATGAGAAGGACCCGAAAGTTTTCTGGGTTTCCCCACCGCAACCATCTTCAGCACAGGGATATGTCTTGGTTAATTATAATTCGATTCCGGTAAATGTTACAAGCTATTCAGGAACTGCGGCGATTTCCTTACCGGACGAATATTATTTAACGTTGCTCGATTGGATGATGTTTAAAGCTTATACCAAGGATACTGACGAGGCGTATGCAAATCGCGCTTTATATTATCGCGATGCCTTTTTTCAGGGCCTAGGTTTACAAGCTCAGATTGAGCGTACAGAGGATCCTAACTATAAAAACACGGAAGCATCAGCTTCGTATTAATAGGAGGTTCTGTGGCTTTAATTGAGAGTTTTGTTAATCGCACAGTACCGGATGTTTTTGGCTGCCCACTACCTATTGTTGAACAGGCTGTTTTTGATTCATTGCGTGAGTGGGCCGATAAAACCTGGACGATTCGGGCGGGGTTTTCAGTATCTGTGGCGTCTGTTTTAGACACAAATTCTGCGGCTTCTGTCGATTTGTTTTCTTATATTCCTGACGAACATCGCCTAGTAGCTATAGATGCTTTTAAACTTAATGGAGGCTCAACAAATCTATACTTACGGCAATTGGTCTCGATGCAAAATGAAAATTATTTGCCTACTGGTGCTTTTAGATATTTAGATATTCAAGAGGACACAGTCATTCGTATTTATCCGTCACGTGTTGGGGATGTTTTTGACGGGGAAGCTATTTGTGTTCCGCTGGAGAGTGCTACTGAAGTACCGGATAGTCTTTATAATGAGTGGGTAGAACCGATTGTTGCTGGAGCTAAAGCTCGGCTTCTGAGTATGCCGCAAAAAAATTGGACCAACCCTGAATATTCAATTGAGTTGAGACGCGTGGCTCGTCGAGGGATGAGATCTGCTAATCGTAAATTCAATAAAAACCGCACCCGCAATTCGCTAGCGGTGCAACCAAGGAGTTTTGGTAATGGCTAGTTTTGGCACAGCATTATTTAAGGGTACGATTCCGAAAATGGAACCACATAATCTGCCCGACGAGCATGGGGTGCTGTGCAAGAACGCCTCCTTGGAACGTGGTAGTATAGGGCCTATTAAAGGGACGACGATGGTCTCCGATCTCGGTTCCGGCCCTTATCGTACCATCTATAAAATGGACAGTTTATGGCTCAAGTGGAACGGAACCCGTGATGTAGTTAAAGCGGAAATTGCGAATAGCGACCACCGAATTTTTTGGACTAGTGGTGTGACTGATTTTCCGAAACAGACTAATGCAACAAAAGCTGCTTCTAGTCTTGAGGTTCGTTTTGGTATTCGGAGCCCCTACTCTATGTATCCCTCTACAAGTGCACTTGTTATTACTCCGCAAGGAACGGGTGACAACGAAGTTATTCAGAATGTTTCGTATGTTTATACTTATGTAGATGAGTTTAACGAGGAATCAGCGCCCTCCGCTCCCACTGCTAATTATGACCTTGAGGGAAATGAGTACATTAAACTTACTAATTTTCAGATTCCAACCAAGGCTGCTTCGGGTTCAAATGTTGAATATGTCCGGGTTTATCGTTTAGAGGACGATGGTCTTGGTGGGTCAGAATATATGCTGGTTAAGGTCCGTCCTGTTAACTTAACCGCTAATGAAGTTTATGATGTAGATGCTGATTTATTAACCAGCGATACTGTGCCTGTTTATGACGCTAATTCTGGGACAAGTCCCACTGGCATAACGGCTAATATTTCGGAATCGCTCCCCACTGAAACCTGGGAATTTTTACCGGCAACGGCTTCTAATTTGATTCAATGGCAGAACGGGATTTTAGCTGCTTCAATTACAAATGAGATTTATGTTTCCGAGCCGTTAATCCACTATGCTTGGCCTCCAATCAATCGTTTTCTCACACAGCATGATGTTGTTGGGTTAGGGATATTCCGTGAGGCCCTGGTTGTTCTGACTAAAACTTACCCGTA